GGGCTTTTTACCCGCTGCCGCTTCCACAAGGCGCGGCGTTGCATCATTAGCAAGGATAGCGGCTTGCAGTTGCCCATCTGCTGTAATTACTGCCCCTTCAACGCTGAACTTCTTAAGGTTCTTTCCGAGTTCCTCAATGTTATCTATGATCCGCTGACGCATCCAGAGTATGGTCTCGGATGGCGGTTCACCGTTTGCTTCACGCTCGGCTATCCTACCCTCCAGCGCTTCCAGTTCATCGATGCTTGCCTTGGTTGCCGCCTTGTATGCGCGTTGCATACGGCTGATGGCTACGCCTTCACGCTCTAACAGGTCATTCCGGTACTTCTGGGAAGCGGCATATATCCTGCCCGTGCCGGTGTCTACTCGCTTGAGATTTCCTCCAGCGAATACCCGTAAAAAGGGTGGCTCTTATACACTACCCCCGGAGTGCATACGTGGTCACCATCAAGGCTCTTGCCGTCTGGCTGCATTGCGTCACGCTTGGCTGTAGACCAGCGGAACCCGGCATCACCGCCCCACAAGTCCCAGGCTACACGCCCCGGACTTGGAAAGCCCTCTTCACCAGCGTTGAAGCCTTCGGCTTGTTTGTCTACTTCATGACGGCTGAAGAAAGAGTACATTCGGAGTATCGTGTCTTCGGATAGTTTCTCACCGTTTACGATTTGATTAGCCCGCGCAAGGCCTACCCGCGTCCCGCCGTCAAAGCCTTCAGCCTTCCAGTCAAGCGCCCGTTGTGCCGCTGTCCGCATGGCTTCGGTCGGTCGGAACTTCATCTCATACGATCGCACTGCGGCACCATCAAAGCCGCCGGTGCTTTGTACTGGGATTGCCGTTGGGTGTAGATGCCCTTCATCTTCCGGCACGGCTTCCAGCCCGGCTATGCGCTTGGCTTCAGCCCGATCAATGATGCCCGCCTTGTAAAGTTTCTCCGCCCGCAACGCTTCCGCCTGTAGGTCATCTGCCAAAGCACGTACGGTTTCAAGGTCGTACATTACAAAGTCACCCTGCTGAGTTTCCGGGTATTCCGGCAGCAGGTCAGCGGTGATGGCATCCGCCAAGGTACGGAGCAAAGGCACCATGCCATCTTCCCAAGCCGCTTGCTGGGCGCGTTCGTAATTGCTGTAGGTAGAGCGCTCTAAGCCGCTTCCAAGGCCCAAGACCATCGGGTTGATGCCCAGGGCTGAACAGATACGCTCCTCCGGTACACGTCTCACAGAATCCAGAGCAAGCTCGGAAGGGGTAAGGCTAACCCTATCCATCTTGTAGGCACCGGTCATTACCACGATGCCGCCTGATCCGTCCCCGGTAAGGTCTTCGTGCAGTTGGCGCTTCACCTGCCGAGCATCGTCCATGCTCATGTCTACGGTTGTCTCTTTGGCATCAGGCCCGACAATCAAGGATGGCATAGCACCGTTAGCAAGCAAGCCGTATGCGGTTGTACTTGCCGTGTTGTCGGTGGCAATCTCCCGCAGTACAGCGGTAAGCGGCGCTCTACCTATGCGGATGTCGCTAGGGTCTCTACCGTACCGGATATGGATGATGTCAGAAACCGGGATGTCAAAGGAGCGGCCATCCGTGGTGTAGATGTAGTGGGTTAGCGGGTTGACACCGTTGCCTACAGGCCTAACCATGTCCTGCGGTAGAAACTGCAAAGCTGTCACCGTGCCGCGGGTGGAAGAGCGAATCTTTCTCAGGTAAGTGTTGCCAAACAATTTGAAATCTTGAATGACCCAGCCCCAGAAAAGGCTGCCCATAATCATTGGATCCGGTTGCGCCATGAGCTGTAGCACAGGGTGGTCTTCTACCGGCTCTGCTTGCTGGCTGTCTACCGGTCGGTAGAGCCTTGGTGTTGCCTGTGGGTAGTTCCTGACGTACCAGTCAATCGCACTAGCGACAACCCCATTCAGCCCAAGGTCACCGGCTACTTTAGCCCAGTCCTTAGTGCTTCCAGGGAGCGCCCGGCGTAGCAAGGTTTGCAGCTGACCAGAGCCGTACCCGGTTAGGTAGATGTCCCTAGACTGGCTAAGCGGCAATGGCAATGCTTGTGTAGGATTAGCGGCGGCCTTACGCCCAAGGAAGCGGTCAAAGATACCCATGCTCCCAGTATCCCACAAAAAGAAAAAGCCCCCTTGCGGGGGCCTGTAGGCTTGAGTGGTTTAGATTGTTTTCATCTCGTAGCGGTATGCGTCTCCGCTTACGATGTAGGTCTTGACGTTGCCGTCTTCGCTTGAGCCTTCGTAATACCAAGATGTCTCAGTGTCTGCGTTCATCTTGATAAGCGACTCTGCCCATTCACCGGCACACTGCCAAGTACCAACCGGTGCTACATCAACAACCACGCCATCCTCAGTCAACACTTGGCGAATCTCTTTGTTTGCGGTCTTCAGTTTCATATCTCTATCTCCCTGCTTGATGTCAATAATATACACCGCCCGTGTATATCTTGCAAGGGTATAGAGAGATATATTTTAGACGGCTCCCCAACTTCGCTTTGATCCGCACACCTGCCACGCGTACGCCAGAGCATCCACCACGTCATCATGCCTACCAACGGGAAAGGATAGCAGCTCATCCTCAAAGTAAGCCGGTAGCCCTTGGCAATGCATAACCTGTGATTGCTCATACCGGGCTTCTAGAGGCGCAAAGCGGGTCACTTTGTCACGGTCTGGGCGGATGCCCCGTATCGGTAACTTAGTACGCCGTAGGAGCTCCTGCACAACAGCCGCCTGATACTGCACCTGCTCGATGCCGATCATGGATGGCTTCCACTTATCGGCCATTGCTTCGATGAACCGCAGGACAGAAGCAAAGTCAGCGCGGGTACGGTTGATGTCTCTAACGTAGATCGTGCCATCGTCACCACGGGATACAACCGCAACCCCGGTATAGTCTGCCTCGCTCTTGGTGCTGATGGCAAGGTCAACTCCGATGTAGGTAGGCAGCCCTTCAGGGCAATCGCCGTAGCGCAACCACTCGCGCTTGATTCTTGCTCCAGCCGCATCGACAAACTCCGCTAAATATTCCTGCCGGAAAGCGATGCTCGGCAGAGATTCCCCCGCCTTGCCTACCTCCTCAGCATCGATCCACGGGTTAGCCGTGGTAGGCATCTGCCATGACATCCAGTCGGCATCGGTAGCGGCTTGGTTGTAAAGGGTGCGGAAGTAATTGCTACCCTTGGGCGTGCTCAAGAAGAAAGCATCTCCCCGGTAATCCGTTAGCGTTGGGCGGATTGCTTCCGTCCAGGCTTGCTCTAGATGCCGTGCCATGGCTGCCTCATCGATGATGACCCGCTTGTACTTACGACCACGGGCTACGGTGCTAGGGTCATCTAAAGTCCAGTAATCGATGGCTGCCCCGGTTATAAGCTCGATGCGCGGTGCGGGGCTTTGTACCGCCCTGCGGATAACCGGAGCATAGATTCTCTTATGATCGGCGTATGCCTCTTCTAGGAGCCTGTAGGTAGGTGCAAACCAAGCACAAGGCAAGCCGTCAATCAGCACCGGGTCAGATAAAAGATTACCGCCCAGCGTGGTCTTACCGAAGCGTCTCCCGCAAGCAAGCACGTTGTACCGCTTGGCTTCCCGCAAGATAATCTGCTGGGCTTCATGGGGCCTTGGTAAGACTAGTCGAATATCAGGCAAGGCTGGTACGCTTTCTCAGCTGCAAGGATGCGGGCTTTCGCTATCTCGATGTAGTCTGCATCCATCTCGCAACCGATGAACCGGAATCCTTCAAGCACTGCACCCCGCCCGGTGCTACCTGATCCGGTGAAGGGGTCAAGCACGATGCCTCCGGTAGGTGTAACCATGCGGCACAAGTAGCGCATCAGGTCGGTAGGCTTTACGGTCGGGTGGAAGTTGCGGTTTACGGTTGGGACTAGGTCAACGTCACTGTCTGGCGGCCTGTTCATTTCATAAGACACTAACGGTAATGCGAAACATCCATTTTCTCTATCCGCTTTACAGGCTTTAGGCGTGTAGAAGAACCGTGCCGCTTCGCCCATGCCTTGCAGAATCTCAGCGCTTCCATCGTGCAACACGTTAGCGGGCCAGCGGCCTAAGTGTGTTGATTCCTCACAACCGTTGAATCCGCTAACCGGCGCAAGGCTATTGAAACTTTTACCCGGCACTTTCGCACAGGTTTTTATTTCCTCTTCACCAATCCGGCAACCGTCTATGTTGATGGCGCCTGTACCCCACTCCTGCACGTTCTGCGCTACCGTGGCTTTGAAGGGCTTACGTGCCATCGTGATAGGCTCCATGGCTGGCTTGAGTGCTGTACCCCAGCCGTGCCAATTCTTTGCTTCATCAGTAAGTGGTTCGTATGGAGTGACCTCATTACTGGTCAACTTGTTTTCTTTATTGACGTCTGAAGCTTGATACGTGGACGCTGTAGGGATTGCTCTACCACGATTAGGGTGACCAAATGACTTGTCTATGGCACAACTTACGTTGTGAGACTTTGGGAACCCGCTACCGTACATCCACGCTAACATATCCCGTATCTCAAACCCGGCATCTTCAATGCGTACCGCCATGCGGTGTTGTGTCCTAGTACCGGCAAAGGCCAGCAGGTAACCGCCTGGCTTCAGCACTCGCAAGCATTCTGCCCATATCTCAGTAGACGGAACATCATAATCCCAACGCTTGCCCATGAAGGATAAACCGTACGGCGGATCGGTTACAACAGCATCAACCGAGCAATCCGGCATGGTGCGTAGGATGTCAAGACAGTTGCCGTGGTAAAGCTTATGCACCGGGTTTATCCGCATACTCGACTATCACTTTGACCGGGCTACCGTCAGCGCCGGTCTGCTCTACCCTTGATGACCAGTCGGCTTTATGCTTACGCTCAAGCCACCACGCGGCCGCTTGCCAAGTGGTGCGGGTTGCATCTTGGATGACTGCAAGGTTCCGCAGCTCCGCTTCACCCTCTGCTTTTTCTATAGCATCCCTAAAATCAACATTTTCGGCTAACCATCTAGCCAATGTTTCTTGTGAGATACCAGCGGCAGCGCAAGAAGCCCTGCGGGTGTTACCACCGCGCAGAGCGTCTGTGAGCTTGGCTACCGTTGCCGGTGTGTACTTGGTTGGTCTACCTGCTCCGGGTTGTGCTGCCATCTTCGTACTCCTTTTCTCTAGTCTTCATCTAGATTCTTCCTGATTTCCGCGCTGGTAGCCCAGAGCATAGCAGCCCTCATCTTTTCTTTGCTGATGCCTTGGGCTTTAGCCTGTTTCTTTACATCAGCATACAACCAGCGGATATACAGTTCGTTGTATACCGCCAAGCATCCAGCCCCGACCAAGGCGCCAATAGCAAAAGGTATCATCTTATTATCATCCAGTCGTTAGCCATGACATCAGCACCTCTAAAGTAAGCAACCCCGGCATGATGCCGGTTCCCAGCACCGTCGAGCTTGTACATCACCATCTGCCCGTGGCTGATGGCATAGTGGATTCTTGCGCCGTCCCGGCAAACGTACTTGCCATCCCTCATATGCACCAAGGCACCGGAGAAAGCCATACGGGCGGTGTAATGTGCTGTTACGGGTGCAAACCCTGCTACCTCATCGGTACACATCTGCTGGTATCCAAGGCTTGTAGCGTATGCCAGCAGCTCAGGGTCTCTTACCCACTTCTCGACGCTCTGCCGCCGGACAATGTTGTCGGCTTTTGACCATGTCCCGGTAGTGGCGTATATCTCCATCGCTTGCCGGATGCGCTCTTTCTTTTCTTCGATACTAAATGCTAGTGCCATCTTCATCCTCGACACGAAAGATTTCATATCTTGTTTTTATATATTTAAATTGAGTTGAAGATTCATCGCATTGTTCCCATGCGTCTTCTGCTGATTGCATCAACTTTGCGTCTGGTTTGTTTTGAAAAATAACAATCAATATTCCTTTATGATCTTCTACATTCCAAAGAATGCTTTTCATAACCTCTATTGGAGTATCTATTCGTTGGGCAAATAAACACATCCACTGAGCAAGTCTCCACAGTTTTGCATCTTCATCATTATGATTGACTAGTGTTACATCAAAAAAATCAACACACATTATTTATCTCCTCGGCTTCCCTGGCTATCCGATCAGCGTAGGCCGTGTCCTTGGTAACGGCATAAGCCATGTACCAGAGCGCCTTGATGCTGTCAGCGTTAGCCGTCCCTTTATGTGGGCAACGTTGCAGGTACTTGATAACGTTGCCTGTTGCAAAGTCCAGCCCCCAGTCGTCAATGACGCTGAGGGCTTGAATCTTTGTAGTGCGGTAGTGCTGTTGCACTATTCTTCGCCGAACGGGTCCGCGATGTCATCCGCTACCACTGCGGCTTTGCGCAATGGCTTCGGTGGTGCAACCTTGACAGGCTTCACCGTTTCAACCACGTTGGTTAGCTCGCCGTTCATTTTCTGGCGAGTACCAACCACTACCTGCCATGGCTTGGCTTTGAGTGCTGGGAGGTCAAGGTTGCGGTATGCATCTTGAGTCATACGCCCGACCATGCCATCAAGCAAAAGTGTCAGCTTGGCTTTGTCGTTGCCATAACTGGTTTTCGTGTACTGAACAAACCGGAAGGGTTGTCCATCGTCATCGCCAACTTCAGTGGTTTCAAATACCCACTTAAGATTTGGCTCCAACACGTTTGGATCATCAAACGATTTGCTTTGTACGGCTTCAACATCGACCAATGCACAGGCGTAGATGCCTGCCTCAGCTGTACTAAACTTTTTGCCACTTCCCTCGTTGAAGGTCGTGTGCTGTGCAAAGAATCCCATTATCAAACTCCTTGGGCTACCGCCCGGTCGTTGGCACTATTGCCACATAGTTATATAC